AAATCCACTTCCTTCTACTGATTGCCTTATTAAGTTAGAACCTAAAGAACCATACACTGCAAATCCATAAACAGATGAGTTTAATCCATACTGTGCTATGTTACCTGTAGCTTCTAAAGTATAAGGCTCTGGCTGTGCTACGTTAATATCACTAAAGTCATATTCTAATAAAAAACTAGATGCTAATGTTCCTGTTGGATTTATATTCCAAATAACTTTTTGCATGTTTTTTCTAATACCTGGGTCTCCCATAGTCATGTCAGGAGAACGATATATAGAACTTATGTTTGTAGTAGAACTGGCCCTAGTAAATACATTACCGGATTCTTGTTGATACACATAACCATCATATCCTCCATGGATAATAGTCTCTGTATCAGATATAAAATCAGAATCAGTGCTAGAAACTTTTAGTGCTTTGATATCAGCATATTCAAATCCCAATGAACCTGTATTAGGATTAGCTTTAATTACAGATAGTAAACCTCTTGCTCCATCTTCTGTTTGTGAAGTGCTAGTAGGAAAAAATATTCTATACTGTGATTTATTTCTTATAACAAGCGAATTAATATTATGCGTTGTTATTTCGTTAATTCTTTTTTGAACTTGTTTAGACACTGTACCTAATTCAGTATCATCAATTCTTTCTGTACCTGCAATAGTTCTAAGTCCATCAGGTGCTAAGAATATTACATCACCACCAAGTTCTTGAATACTTCTACCATTTACACAACCTATGTTTCTTGTAACAGGCGTTACTACAAAGTTAGAAGATGAAGTTCCTGTTATCTTAAAAATTTTATCTTTACCAAAAACAATTAAACTATTACGAAAAGTTCTAAGGCCTACAATCTCTGTATCAACTTTAATTGTTCCACCACCATTATTACTAGTAAAATCATTAGTAAGGTTTGGACCCATAAAACTAATTTGTTGTATATTAGTTGGGCCACCTGCAAAAAATATGTGATTCTTAAATATTTCTACAAACTTAAAATTGGCAGTTCCACTAGCACTTACTACGCTTGTGCTAAAAGATGTGTTTAATATTTGTGGACTAGATGTACCTGTAGCAATAACAATTTTATCTGTGCCATCAAAGTTAAATAATCTGTGTTCATAGTTTTGTGTAGGTGTACCTAAACTTGTAATAGTAGATGTCCAACTACCATCTCCTGAACTTGCTCTATGTATACTACCACCTCTACCTGCTAAAACTACGTCATTAAAGATTGCACTAAATACAACTCTTTCAGAAGAAGCAGAAACTTGTGGAACTATATTACTATTAAATTTTGTAGTTCCTAATATTTTTTTATAACCACCTTCAATGTCAGGCTCAAAGTTTTGTAGCTGTAGAGCTTCCCCTGGGGACATAGAGAACACATCTTTATTTAAAATTAATCCTCCACCTAAACTAACTACTGAAGGTTGTACTTGTGCCATTCTATGTAAATGTTAAGACTGAAGTATTACTTGTTGTTCTAGAAGTAGTATTTAAATTTACTCTAGTATCTTTCATGTAATCTTGTCTATTTAACATCTCTACTCTAATTCTTTCTACACCTTTTTCATATTCTGCATTTGCAATGTTTGCCATAGGAACATCATTTCTTAATTTGTATAAGTAATATTTTGCTCTATTAACAACTACGTCTGCGTAAATATCTGGTAAATCTAAAGTGTCTGTTGCTGAAGATAATTCTGTGTGTGTTTTAAAGTATTCATACTCTACTGTAAAAATATCTTCATCAGGTATAGGTGATACTCCGAAACTTAAATGGTCTTGAGTTCTATATATTAATAAAGGTTTACCATATTGTGAATCACTATTTTTTTCATCACTAGTATATCTACCTTGTATATAAGCATCATAGCTTATGTATTTTAAATTTATTGGTACTTCGTCTGCAGATACTCTAATAAAGTCTACTTGCATATTAGTTACAGTAGTAGGATTATTTATTGTAACAAATGTTGTTTGTGCTGTTGCTACAAAAGATGTAGATAGGATTGCACCATTACCAAAATTTTTAACTGTTAATGTTTCACTTAAATTCTGTGTACCTTCTGCTGCTGTACCTACTTGAATCTTAAATGCTTGTCCTGTAGCTACTGTATCAAATGCTCTTATAGTTAATCTATATTTTGTATTTACTACTGTAGATATAGATTGTGTTACTGTAGCATCATTTAATTGTAATCTACCATTGCCTGTAGATACATAAGAAGGACTGCCATCTACAGTTGTCCAACTATTAATGTTAGATGTAAACTCACCATTAGTAATTAATTCTGTAGGTTTGATTCTAAAACTATCAAAGTCTGCTTTTCTAAATGCAGTAGGAAAAGCGTATTCTTGTTGTCCTGTAATTAATGCTTGTGTACCATTTGTATGTAACCAAGGCCACTCTATTTCAGACATATATAATTCATTAACTGCTTTGTTAACAAAATTTTTAACAGAGGTTTGTACTCCTCTACTAGAAGTAAAGTTAGAACTAGTAAGTTCTACTTCATTTACTTCATTTAAAACTAAATTAGTTAATGTTAAATATGTTTTTGTCCCTGCCATTTTTCACCCATAGTTTGTTGTTTTAAATTATCTACCTCTTCTTGTGTCATACATGTAACTATACTACTATGTACTGTTTGAGAGGGAAATTGACCTTCAATTGATTGTCTTAGTAATTCTTTTTTTTTGTTTATAAAAACTTCACAAACTTTATATTCTGTAAAATCTATAAATTGATATGTAAATATTTTAGGAGTAACTTCTCCATTAAATAATATTATTAAAGTTATAAAAAATTTCATTAGTAAGAGAGGGGCATAAACACCTCCCTATATATCTGCATAATATTATGCAAATGTTACTTTTTGTGCTTCAGAATCGCCTTGACCATCAAAATCAGCAAGTACACAGAATACTCTGACTTTTGCGTCAATAGCACCTGTTGCAATTACTAGGTCGATAGTGTCCGCAGCAGCGTATACACCATAACCGACAGATGTTGTTCCCATTGAACTATCACCTGCTCTTGCTCTGGTTGTTTCCATACCTGCAGTTGGAGTTGAAGCTGAAACGTATCTATCTACGTCTGCTCCATCACCAAGAGATAGTGTTCCAGAGTTACCTGCACCATCAGCAGTTAGGACATCTAGACCTGCATACAAACATAAAGTGTTTGCAGGAACTTCGATTACTTGTATAACATCACCTGATGCGTTAGTGAAAGCAGAAAAGTCCACAACTTGTGAGACCATTCTTACAGGCTTACCTATTGGTAGACTAGCGGCTGTAGACGCATTACCTGTTACTGTTAAAGTTGCCATTTAATGATTACCTCCTATTAGTCTATTAAAATGTGTGAAAGAACTAAAGCATTATCTCTTAATACTTTTCTTCCAAACACATGTAAACCTCTAACTACATCTGAGAAAGATTCAGGATGTCTAATTACCTCAATCTTTGCAATGTGATTAGCTGTTGCTGTAGATGACATATGTCCACCTAATACTTTAAAGAAGTTCGAAGTTGAACTTGCTGCAATATTATTTGTCATATATACATCCATGTTCATGACCTTACCAGAAAGAACTTTACCATTTCTTAATGGTGCTGCGTTTCCTGTAGTGTCACTCATTAGTTTGCTAGATGCTTGACCTAGTTGCTCTACAAACTCAGGACCTGCTAAGAACCATCTGTTCTCTTCAGGCACATCTGCTGCATTTAACAATCTGTTTACTTTAGAGATTGTGTCAACTGGGTCTACTTCACTTGAACCAAAACCTACATCTTGGTCTTGTCCAGAGCCTGAGTCTGCTCCTAGTAAGTGGTCGGGGCTAGATGAACTAACTCCTGCTACCATAGCTGCAATAACGTTTTTGTCGTAAGCATTCTTTAGTGCATAAGCACCAGAAGAACTTGCAATAGATTCAAAGTTAACATGTGAATGTCTTTCTTCAATGTCATCAACTTTAAATGAAAATGCGTTTGCTTGGTCGACTACAAGTTGGATTTGGTCGTCTGTGATATCTTGTGTATCAACGACTGCACCTCTTGAGTACGCACTTACAGAAATAGTAGGTTCTTTTATGATGTTTACTGTGTCACCAAAGTTCTCGATTTCACCTGCGTAATCAGTGTTAGTAATTGCTTCTACTACTGATGCAGTTCTAAAGAACTTCTGGACTTTTTGGGAATAGATAATCGGGCTAAAGTTTCCATTAGGTAGATTATTATTACCAGATACTTTATTAAAAGCCATCTTTTTTTCTCCTATTATTCGTTGTTATTAAAATTGATATGAGTTAACTAATTTATACAATTCGACCTTCTTTATTAGCAATGTCAATTTCATCTTCAAACTTAGCATATATCTCAGGCTTCATCTTTTGAATTTCGGACCACTTCCATGTCTTCTTTTCTGAAGGTGTTTCTGATGGTTTAGTTTTAGAAACTGCTTTCGCTGCTTCTTTCTTTGCATCATAATTTACTTTCTTATTAGAAAGACCCCTGTCATACTTGTACAAATCAATTGCACGTGCTGCAGATTTTGGGTTGTCGCTGTTATCATAAAGCCAAGATTGTATAGTGCTATCTTGAACAGAAGCCCAATCATGAAAATCTGAACTATCTCTAATATCTTTAAAATCAGGATGTTTTTTTGCAAGTTCTACTTCTGCTCTATCTCTAGCTAATGATGTTTGTTGTTTTTTAATTTTTAACAACTCTTCATTCATTTCTTCTTTAGCTTTCATAGTAGCTTCTGTTGTCATTTGCATTACAGAATCATACATGTCTGGATAGTCTTTACGCCATTCTTCTAATTCTTCTTTAGATTTAAAGATTGGTTTTGAGGCTAATGCTTCTTTTTCTTTCTTTAGTTTGAGGAGGTCGTCTTTATGCTTTGAGACTGTCTCATCATAATGCCTTTTTAAGTCGTCATATCGCTTCTTAAATACGGCATCTTCTACTCCTACAGGGCGGTCTTCTTCAGGTTTCTTCTCGTCAGTTTCTTCCTTAGATTCCTCGGTAGCTGTTGTTTCGATATCCTTGTCCATTAAATTCCTGTTAGGGTGTTTGAACGGAGTCGGTTTTGCAATTTCCTCTGTTGCTTCAGAAATTTTTTCTTCTACAACGTCAGATTTGTTTTCGTCTTTTTCCATTTATCTCCTTTGGGGTGCTGTTGGATTCAGGTCGCCCCTATATGCAGGGCCTCTATTGAGAGGGTGGCTGCGTCATCATTCCCTGTCCCATCATAGGTGCAGGGTTTTCACGTTGAGGTGAAACTTGTGGTTCTGGTATTGCTTCTTGCATAATCATACCAAATGATGAACCAAAAACTTTTGACATAAAATCTCTAAACTGAGGAACATTTAATTGTGTAATTAGTTGTTTCTCTTCTTCGTTTAAAGTTTGTAAATTATTTGAAACTTCTCTAGCAGTTACATTTACTTCCATGGGTTTTTCTGCAGGTGCTTGTTGCACGTTTGCTCCCATAACTCCTTGTCTCATTTCTTCTTCCATATTATCTCCTATTTAAATCTTTGGTCAAATGTTACTGAGCCATTTTTTTGTTTTGTGCTATTTGCACTTGTTGCTCTAAATCCATATCCTGAGTTTTCTCTTCCTGCAACAAAACCTTTTCTTGAATCTAAACTGCCATCTCTATTTTTACTTTCGCCTGCTCTTGCTTTTCTAGTATCAGAATCAAGATATTGTTTTTGCTCAGAGGATAATTCAGAACCACTGCTTTGTTTTACACTTGTTTCAAATATTGTGTCTGCATTATCAAGAGCTGTTTCATACTCTATTCTTTTTTGTTCTCTTCTTATTGAATCTGTCTCTGTTGAATAGGCGTTCTTTTTATCATTTAATTTTTGAATTATTTTAGGAATACGTCTTTGTGTTACTCCTTCTCCTGATTCAGACACTGCCCCACTTTCACCAGACATAATCGGAGGTAAATCTTCTATTGTTATTTCCCCAGTATCTAATGTTCCAAATTTTTCAGGCTTAGTATCTGGTGTTGATGTTGTTCCTAATAAAGAATCTAAATCATTAAGAATTTGTTTTTTTTCATCTGCATTTAACGCTTCTAATTCTTCT